TTCAAAGTGATGACTGCCCCATATATTGCCGCTATTGAAGACCAAATTTATCATTTAAAATATTTTGTAAAACATTCAACACCACAACAAATTATTGAGAAATATAAATCGCATTTATTTAAGTATGAATATTATATGGAATCTGATTACTCTTCATTTGAAAGTTGTTTTTCTTTTGAATATGTGAAACAGGTAGAATTAGTATTGTTTAAATATTTTTTGCAAAATAATCCAACAACTTATGAGACAATTAGGAAAACTTATTTTCATGGAGAAGAAACACGAGTAGTTAAATTAAGAAATGATGATTTCATTGCTTATGCTACTGAATGTCGATTATCTGGGGAAATGTGGACTAGTCTTGGTAATGGTTTCAGTAATCTCATGAATATGCTTTATTTATGTCATAAATATGATATTAAAATGAGTGGATTAATTGAAGGTGATGATGGTCTTTTTAATTTAAATAAAAATACAATAACTCCAAAAGATTTTGCGGATTTAGGGTTTACGATTAAAATGAAATATGTTAGTGATATAAATGAAACTAGTTTTTGCGGAATAACCTATGATGTTGAAAATGATAGTTTATTAGCAAATCCAGAACAAATTGCTAGAATGGGTTGGACCTGTAAAGCACAATATTTACATTCACGGAAACCTGTCTTATTATCATTAATGAAAGCAAAAGCTATGAGTGTCTATTGTACGTCGCCTTACACCCCTATATTAGGCCCGCTTGCCTTAAAAATTATTCAAATGACACAAGGAATAGACGCTAATTTTACTGGTCTTTATTTTAAATGGATTATTGATTATAACATTAAATTTAAACCTGTGAAAATTGCCATGAGCACTAGAATAGCCTATGCAGTTAAGTTTGGGATAAGTTTGGATCAGCAGTATATCTGCGAAGATATAATAAAAAGAGCTCAGAGATTGGAAGATATTAGGTTACCTTTTTATTTTCTAGAGAATTTTAATACATCATTGGTCTTTTAAGTAA